CCAACCAACAAATTGACAAGCAACGACACCCCCACTACCTGAACCACCTTCTTTTCAAGCCTTGCGCCGAGGTACTGCGAGCAAAGTACGGATGTTCCCAGGTTGATCACCTCAAACACCAAAAAGGTCAGCATAATAATCTGGTTGACAACTCCGACAGCGGCTACACTATTGTCAGAGTGACGGCTCAACATAATGGTGTCCACCGCTCCCAGCATCATAATCAGTAATGTCTCAATAAAAATAGGAGCAGCCAGTTTTGCCAGACGTCTCTTTATGCTTTCCTGTTGAATTCTGTGTGTCATTTTACCTTATCCGTTTCGGGCTGCAAAGGTATCTAAAAACACTGAAAAGACGGATTGACATATATCAAGAATATATCAATCCGCCTGCAATTATCTATATAAAAGTTTAGGTTATCTCACTCCGGTAAAGTCAACATAATTATCGTGTCCATCCAGGTATCCGCTCAGCACATTCCCCCGAATCCAGACATCGTCGAGATAAGAGACATCACCGGGACCATATACCATCCGAAGGGAGTATTGCGAACGGTCCTCCCAATTCCAGGTAAAGGAGTACACCGATTCGGAATAACGTCCGTTGGGATATTCCACCCGGATATAATCTTCTCCATGGCGATCGAGATAAAAATTCAGTTCCTGATAGCAATAGTTCCCGTCGGCATCATAAAACGTATCTGCCCAGGGACGACTGCAAAGATCAAGGGATTTATTATAGTACGAACCACCGATATTGTCATCATCATAAAAGTCATCTATCTCAATCTCACAAGAAGTAAGATTTATCATTGCCACTGCCAGCAGAAACAATTTTAAGTATTTAAAAGTTAAAGTCTTCATATCGTATAGTTTTTAGTTATATCAGTTTGATGTGAACAAAAGTAGGGAAAGAAATGATTTGCATGAAAAGAAAAAACCTACATCTGCAGAGGGAATCGCCTAAATAAAAGAGGGAAACAGGACAAAGAAGGTAGAAAGCTCTAAAAAGGACATATCAAATGTTAACAAGAAAAACAGATTTACTAAATAAGGTTACAAAATTACGATTTATACCCGGATAATTTGCCGATATTCTCCAAATCCGTATATTTGCAATGTGTTTTTCATAGTATTAGATTTAAGGTTAACAAAGATTGGTTGCTCGTGAGAGTAGCCTTTTTTTATGCCCTTTCCTCCGGATCAGCTTCAGACTATCCTGACCACCCTCTCCCTCCTTCTGTACACTACTGTTTCATAAGAATTTAAGAACATCTTCCTGCTAAAAGGTGCTTGTAGAAAGAAATCCCCATTTATACTTCTCCGAATGACGACAACGGGTATGGATGGAAAAGCGACTGTCATCTTACATAATTATGAAGATAAAAAGTATCCGGCCGTATTGCATGGTAACAGGCTGTGGTTACGGCCTTATGAAGCCATTGCCTGGAAGCTTACTTAGTGTAAATCTACTCTTGACGCCTCCCCTTGTTGTATTACAGGATTTCGTCAGGAACGGACCGTCAATTTATTCATGATCCTTGGGAACTGAACCGCAAAGATGACCGTACAACAAATGGCTGCCGCAGCATCCGATATTGCTTCGGCAGCATATACCCCCATCACTCCCATCAGGTATGGAAGCATAAGGGCCAGGGGAATCAACAGGATCACCTTACGAAGTAATGCAATAAAGATAGAAACCTTGGCCTGCCCCAATGCGACAAACATATTCTGGCACGCACGCTGCAACCCGAAAATAGTCATCCCCGCCAAAAAGACAGGCATCACCTGCACTACGGTTTCTATCAACTTTTCGTCAGAAGTAAAGGCCGAAGCAATCACAGAGGGAAACAAAATCATCAGCAGGATCAAAACGAGATTGAACAGAAACATAAAGGTCATCACTATTTTGAAGCATTCCTTCACTCTTTCTCGGTTTCCATGACCATAATTATAACTTACGATGGGTACGAATCCCAATGCGAAACCGGCAAGGGGAACACTGACAAAAAGCATGGCACTCTGCATGATTGTCAATGCACTCACATAGATATCACCGAATGTCTTCAATGAACCGTTCAGCACAAATCCTACCAAGCTTTCGGTACTTGCCATAATAAACGGTGAGGCTCCCAACGCCAATATAGCTCCAACAACCTTCCGGTCCAGCCTCATATAACGAGGCTCGAGCCGCAAAGAAGCACGCCGGGATGTCAGAAAGAACAATACCCAGCCAGCACTGCAAGCCTGTGAAATAATAGTGGCAAGCGCAGCTCCTTTCACTCCCCAATCAAAGACAAAAATAAACAGAGGATCGAGCAAGATATTAAGCAACGCTCCAATAACAATCGACAGCATAGCGATGCCGGGACGTCCCTGTGTATTAATAAAAGTATTCAGCCCGACAGAGACTTCGACAAAAAGGGTACCGATAAGATAAATCGAAAGATAAGCCGTTGCGTACCCGAGCGTCTGTTCCGAAGCACCGGTAAACAAAAGAATCGGTTCCATAAACAAATAAGATAAGCCGGACGTCAGAAGTGTAAAAAACAGCAATAACACGAAGCCATTACCCAATATTTTTCCGGCATGGGTACGGTTACCCTGCCCTAACGCTATGGCTGCAAGAGGCGCACCTCCCCCGGCCACAATAGCCGAAAAAGCTGAAATCAAAATAATCAGAGAACCTGCCACCCCGATACCTGCAAGTGCTTGAGTACCGATTCCCGGGATATGCCCGATATAGATGCGGTCCACAATATTATAGAGCAAATTTACGATTTGTGCAATTACCGCAGGAAGTGCCATCCTGAACACAAGTGGCAACATACGGTCCGTACCAAGCCTCTCTTCATATTTATCATTCATAACCAAGATGCAATAAAAAAGCCTTTTACGGTAGCGTAAAAGGCTGATTATCAGATAGTAGTGGGTACGAGAATCGAACTCGTATTACATGCGTGAGAGGCATAAAAATATGCCATACTACAATCTAATAATCAGCAGTTTATAAATCAGTTTAATTTTGTTTGCACTAAATTTGCACTATTCATCCTATCCCCCCCACTCTTTCGCTTCTGGTTAGTGCTACCTTTTTGAATCCTCTCCGGCATAATAATAAAAGTAATATTATGACCGATGAAGAACTAAGAAAATTTTGTTTAGAGCAAGCTGTTTTAATTTCAATCAATAAGAAACCGCTAAACGAATTTGGACGTATATCTGAATCAATTTCATTATTTGATTTGTCTAATATGATTTTTCAATATATCAAATCGGGTGCAAAACCGATAGCGAAAATTAGCTTCCCTATTGGGGATATCGACTAATTTATTTCTTTAAATCAAGTGAATAAACAACTGGAATGGAGAACTTAACCGTATTTTGGCTCTCTGTTCCTGTTTTGTTTGATATTCCTGCATCTATAACTTTTATTGCTACTCCCGCTTTTCCATCTGTGCGATTCATTTCTGAAACAGTTAGATTGAATTCGATCTCATGAATCAAACTTCCCGATTTACATGTGTCGGGATCTTCATAGATCATTCTATTTACTCCATCTCCTGCGAATCTTGCACGGTGTGGATCAACTACTGCGGTCTCTTTTAGCTCTTCATTAAGTTCGTTAACGGCTGATATAATTCCGGTAATCGTTGCTTTTACAAAGTCTTTTAATTCCATGATACCTTTTAGAATTAGTATTTTTATATCTGAATCGGGTTTGAACTTACCCACATATAAAGAAGTGTGCCCACAACCACAACTAATGCGATTATTAATATAAGTTCTGTTTTTGAAGTTCCTTCCATATTATTTAATAGTTTAATTACGTTACACAAAAAATTATCTCTGAAACTTTTCCTTATTGATAGTTTTTCTCTATCACAATCATATTTATGTTGATTTATTCAATTCTTACGGCCGTTCCTTGTACTTCGTATCTGATGGTATTACTCTTTTATATAAACTGCTCCATATGTACGATGTTCGCTTCCACTTATTTTAAATATCACGTCTGTTTTGCCTCCTTTGGCTAACAGGCTTTCGTGCAATTCTTTGTTGCTAACCCCTCTAAATTCTCTGGGTATATATCCTACTAATTTATTGTCACTGCTACGATGTATCCCGACCGCAAATTTATCATGTGGATTATTCGTTTCTGCTACTGCATAACCTTTGTAAATTCCAAAATCGGCAAGGGTAATGCCTATATTATACATTCCTACCATCTCGTTATAAAAATAGCCTGCCGCTACTGGCGGCCATGCTATTTCTTGAATAGGTTTTGCTGGTGATACTTCGGCTGGTGATACTGGATCAACGGCTACATTTGATTTATTAGCTTTTATTGCTACTTTTATTAAGTAGAATAGTACTATGGCTATGATTATTGCAATTATTATTCCCATGATATTTATATTAAGGATTTGGTGTTACTCCTGTATCAGTACCGTTACTTGTATCTATTGTGATATTACCTCCGTCTCCCATTGGCGTATTCTCTTGCGATACATCAACACCATTGTTGATTGAGTTATCTTTGACTTTAACGGTGATAGTGGTAAGCTTATTGCGTTTAAATGTAATATCTTGCGATACAAGAGGGATTATTGCTCCATCTGACTTCTCCCATGTCATTGATAGCGGAATAGTCTCAGAATAAGTATCTAATATCCAAGATGAACCAGATCCATAAGTACCATGAAAAACAAATATATCCTGTACCTCAATATTTGGATATGTTATATACAAGTCTGACGCATCTTTTAGAGTTATTTTAATTTTACCCTCGGTTAATCCTTCTGTAATTACTTTTAGACCAAAACTCACTCTTTTCATTTCTATCCCCACATTCCCGTTTTCTATAGGATCGTAGTCTAAGACTTGTCCATAATATCTATCTGCTCGCAAATGTTCGACTACCCCCTTTCCTACTTCTGTACTGGCTCCATAAACAAGGGCAGTCATTTGAGAAGAAGTTGAATATACGAATGTATGCTGTACACTAACCCCTCCTCCGGGCGATAGAAAGAATGGCAAAAAATACCCTTGGCTATCTTTATATATTTTGTTTTTTCCATCAACCACCATCGTGCATTCAAACTTATACTTATACCCTTCTAATAGTTTTATATTCATATTGGCTTTATCATCAAACAGCCCATAAGCATACAACTTATATTCTCCACCAGAAGAAGGTTTAGAATATACTTGTATTCCGTACAAATCATTAGTTACAGCCCTACTCAAAGGAGATTCTTCTATATTTGTTATCTCACCAGAAAAACCAAGGTTAACAATATATTCTTTTGGATTAGTTGGCTTTTCGATAGTTGGTTCTTCGATGATGCTATTCCCACCAGAACAACTATACAAACACAATAAAACAGATAGAATAGAAAACAAAATTCTCATAATAAAAACTATTTTAGTATTTAACAATATAATAATATTAAGCCCAATTTTTAATACTTACAACTCCGACAACTATAGCCCAATCACTGATTTCTTCTACTGGCAAATCATATGGTAAGAATCCTTCTTCTTCGTTGAACGAAACACATTTTATAAAGCCTTCTCGGTCTGCTGGCATGATCTTTTTTACTATAATGCCGTCATTTGTAGCCAACGCATAAACCTCGCCCCACCTTAAATGGGTTCGGCTAGTCCATATCTTGCAGGCTACGATGTCACGCTCATTAATACTTTGTTCAGGACAATTGCGGTTTATCATACTACGTCCTCGAGTTCTTATTGTAAAGTCGCAATTCGCTAAATCAGGAATAACGTAATATTCGCAATCCTCTCGCTTTATAGCTACACTGAATCCGTTTGGGATACCACAAGAAGCTGCATGTTCCTCTATGTGTGGAATAATTTTCTCTTTGCGAGATTCTTCACAGTGAGGGGTTTTGTTCTTTCCTTTGAAATCTTCTTCAATTTCACAGTTATCATTAATCAAAATTTCTATTGGAACATCAAAGTACTTAGCAAGTAGGTGCAAATTGTCACCCTTTGGTTTACTACTCCCATCCATATATCTAATTATGGATTGTTTTGCAATTCCTGTATCTTGCCATACCTTATACGACGTAACTCCCTTTTTATCAAGCAATAGCTTTAGTTTATCTGCAAGAATCATATTTAGACTTATTATAAATTACCTACTTAGGTGATAAAAGTTACCTAAAAATTTCAATAGGTAACTTTTATCACCTATCTTTGTCGCATCAAAGTTAATCAATCAATCAAGAAATAACAAATTAAATAGATAGAATTATGAAAGCAATTAACCAATTAAAGCAAGGTGATTTCTTCCGCCTCAAAAGTACCGACACTGCTCCGGTTTGGGTTCGTGGCGAATATATCGGTTCAGAGCGCAGATATAGTTGCCATAAGTTTGACGATGTAAACCATGAAAAACTAATACCGGGCAAACTCAAAGTATATACCGAATTTGAATTTTAAAGCAACTCCGGTAAATTCTTCGCAACAACGTATAACATTAAAGATATAAAAGAAAATGAGAAAAATATGCATGCTAAAATTCCGAAGAATAACAAGGCGCGTGGGTCTTTTATGGAAGTCCATAGATCGTCGTATTCTGAGCCCTCGCGGATACATTTTAACTTCTTGCGAATTTACTGACAGTGCCGCTTTGAACACTCCGTATCGTAACGCAGTACGATTATTACGCTTAGGATGCCCAGTGTTATTAGAACTACGGTCAAGACGAATAAAGAGCGGACAAAGCAAGATTCTTGGCTATTATTGGATAATGCTATCAACGAGCCAAGAAGGGCGGACGCCGCAATTAAAATATTGTAAAACCACGTTGAGCGATTTTTTAAAAGTGTTTCCCTCGCTCCCTTGTACTCTGTAAGTAGATTAATAATTCGATTCATGTTTTTGACACAAAAATAGTAAAAACAAATAATAAGTAAAACAATGGAAACATCAACACCAATTAAGCCGACTCTTCTTGAAATGGAGATCGGAGCAAAAGTAACTTTCCCTAAAGATCGAAGAAAGTCAGTAAGAACTACAGCCTCAGACATTAAAACGGATGAAGGCAAAGTATTTACGACTTGGATTGAAGACGATAAACTATTTGTGAAACGTAATAAATAAAATAGTCATGGCAAGAAAAATAACAGGAAAAGTAGAGACGGTTGCCAAGAAATGGCTTAGCAAGACTGAGGCAATGGCATATCTCGGAGTATCAGAAGATTATTTAATGACACTTAGAAATGCGGCCGAAATATCATTTTCACAACGAGAGAGGATGATATGGTATGACTTAGCGAGTATAGAACGATTTTTAACAAGAAACAAAGTAGTATAATGCTAACCCCTAAACAATCCCCTTTCGCCCTAATCGGCATGTTTCTCGCTTGTTCGCTTGCAGAAGGCGAACCGGAACCGGGCAAATTAATCATCGCATTTCTGGCCGTAATTGTAACGGTACTGTATGTGATAGTATGTAACGAAGTAAATCAACGGAGAAATGAAAAGAGAAAATCTGAATTGTATCGGTAATTGCCGCCTTTGTTCCGTTCTGGGCGAATGTCCGGCCGATCATGTTCATTGCGAAGATTGCGGAACCGAAATAGAAACGGGCGAAGGTATTGAGGTCGAAGTCGAAGCGGTGCAGAACGGCCGACACGGTACGAAAATGATAACGGTATGTCCGGGCTGCTTCGCGGAGTACTATCAGGGAGATGAAACGATAGAGTTTGATTAAAAACGAGTGAAAAAGGATGAAAACTATAGAATTATTTAATGACCATTTCCAAAATTATAAAGTATACGGGATTCCCAAAGCGCAATTAATTATTGCAGATGTGCCCTACAATCTTGGAAACAACGCTTACGCCTCCAATCCTTCTTGGTATGTCGATGGCGATAACAAGAATGGCGAAAGCGATCTGGCTGGCAAAGAGTTCTTTGATACAGATAAAGACTTTAGACCCGCAGAGTTTATGCACTTCTGTAGCCAAATGTTGATGAAAGAACCGAAGGAGAAGAGCAAGGCTCCCTGTATGATTATCTTCTGTGAATTTGAAGATCAGTTCAGATACATTGAACTCGGGAAACGTTACGGGCTGAATAATTACATAAACCTTGTGTTTAGAAAAGACTTCTCCGCACAAGTCTTAAAGGCAAACATGAAGATTGTCGGCAACTGTGAGTATGGTTTGCTTTTATATAGAGACAAACTCCCTAAGTTCAACAATGACGGACGAATGATATTCAACTGCTTCGACTGGGTGCGGGACGGTGAGACTCCCAAGGTGCACCCAACGCAAAAGCCGGTACCGCTACTTCGTAGATTGATAGAAATATTCACCGACAAGGGTGATGTAGTCATAGATCCGTGTGCCGGTAGTGGCTCTACTTTGTTAGCCTCTGCCCAATTAGGACGTAAAGCATACGGATTTGAAATAAAGAAAGATTTCTTTAGAGAGGCTAATAAGTTGGTTTTATCCCGAGTCCAACAATCGTTATTTTAACCTTTAACTCCATAAAAATAAATCAATTATGACACACTGGAAAACCCAATTTAATTACCCATATCTGGGCGCTCACAGCCTTCCGGAAGGCAAAGATTTAATCCTTACTATCCGAGAAATGAAGCGCGAAGAAGTGACCGGGGAAAACGGTAAGAAAGATATGTGCTTAATCGCATATTTTCACGAGAATGTCAAACCGATGGTAGTTAACAAAACCAACTGTAAAACATTGGAGAAACTGTTTAAAACGCCAGATATTGAGCAATGGATCAATAAGGCTATGCAAGTCGGCTCCGCTCGTGTAAATGTAAAAGGAGAAATGGTAGATGCACTTCGTATCAGACCATTTGCGCCGAAGCTGGATGATACCAGATCAACCGTTGAAACCGGCTCCGCAATCTGGAACAACATTATAGACGGTTTAAAAGGCGGCTATACAGTAAATCAGGTTATCGCTAAGTACAAACTAACCAAAGAACAAATAAAAGAATTACAGAAACATGAAATCCGCTGAACAAAAAGAATTTGAATGGAAAGAAAAACGGCATGGTCTGATTACAGCCTCCGTTCTTCCTGATCTGATGAAAGCCGGCAAAGGTACGCCATTTGGCAAAGCCGCTTTAGATGTGATGTTTGCTGTTCGCTATGAACGCCGAACCGGAGTAACCCGCGAAAACGGAACTGCAAAAGCCTTCGATTGGGGGCACGAAAATGAACCGCTCGCCGTGGAATGGCTACGTACGCAGCTATTAAATGAAATCAAGTCCTGTACTACCGATTTTGAGGACATCGTATTTAACGAGCCGTTTGAAGGCTTTGGCGATTCGCCGGATGCCTATGTATATGGCTTTGATGGAAAAGTATCGGCACTGGTTGAGATTAAGTGCCCGATGTCACAAGGAAAGATCGAGTCACTACAACTGCTACAGGAAATTAACGACAAAGATGAATACTATTGGCAGTTTCTCGGGCATTTCCTCGGTCGCCCGGATGTAGATACCCTGTATTATGTCATCTATGATGGCTATGTAAATGACGGGCGACTACTTGAAATGCACCGGAGTGATCACACTGAAAACATACAGAAGTTGTATGACCGGGTACGACTGGCAAATGAAATGATAGACGAATCATTACGGAGTGGCCGGGATTTTCTGGAATGTATCGACAAGGCTAAGGAAGTTTTAGCGATAAAGGCTGAAATTGAAACATTAAAACCGAAAGCAAAAGGCAATGTCCCGGTACAAAATCAAATAACAAGGCTAAAAAAGCAATTAAAGAAATTGAAATTAGCAAGTACTGTCACAACACATTAACATAACATTTTAAAATATACAATTATGATGCACACTTGGTTTTTATGCAAAATCCGTTACGAGAAAATAGACTCAGACGGAGTTAACAAAAAAGTTACTGAACCCTATTTGGTCGATGCACTCAGCTTCACCGAAGCGGAAGCACGTATTATCGAAGAAACGACACCGTTTATCACTGGCGAATTTACCGTTACCGATATAAAACGTGCCAATTATAGCGAACTCTTTCCATCTGATGAAGAAGCGGCCGATAAATGGTATGCCGGACGACTTGCTTTCGTTGTGCTGGATGAAAAGACCGCAAAGGAGAAACGAACCTATACGAATGTACTTGTACAGGCCGCCGATCTCCGCGATGCTATGAAGAAAGTAGATGAAGATATGAAAAATACCATGGCGGAATATCAATCTATTGCATTGAAAGAAACTGCAATTATGGATGTCTACCCATATCGTTCAAAAGATAAGTAACAACAAACCGGGTGAAAGTCCCGGTTAACGGAGCGTAGCTTAAAGGATAGAGCAGCGGCGCGCGCAGTAAAGACAGCAGTATAGGCGGTTCGATTCCGCCTCGCTCCACTACTAACAAATATTATCAAGATGGCAAAATACAACAATACCAAGTACAAAGGATACGACTCTATTCGCGAGTATAGACGGGCGCAAGAACTGAAACTGCTCGAGAAAAAGGGGATTATCTCTGATCTGCAGGAACAGTGTAAATACGAGCTTATTCCGGCGCAATACGAGTATTATGAAGTGAAGGGAGTCCGGAAGATGCTGCAGAAAAGAAAGCTATTGGAGAAGTCCCTGTCCTACTATGCCGACTTCGTTTATTATCGTGATGGCGAATTAGTGGTGGAAGATGCGAAAGGGATGAAAACGAAAGAGTATATAATCAAAAGAAAACTGATGCTTAGTATACATGGTATCAGAATAAAGGAGGTTTAATCATGGCAAAGAAAATCATTCAACCACAAAGTAAACCGGATTGCCGGAGGTGTAAGTATGGAGGTAAAGAAAAGAATTATATGTGTTACTGCTCCGCTCTGAGTGTCTTTAGATCGGTAGGCGTAAGGCCGTGCAGTTATTATGTTTCTCGATAATATGGATGGATATACGTTAATGGAACAAATGCGAAGAGCACGCAGACGCAACAGGCTTACCGCTACCGAACAAGCACTATTTTATGAATTAGTTGCAGTTTGTAACAGCGAGGGCTGGGAGGACGTTTTCAGTTGCTCAAACATTGAACTATGCTGTTCCCTCAATATCGACGAGAAAACTTTAGTTCGGGCACGGTTATCTCTAATTAATGCAGGACTGGTTTATTATAAATCGGGTAAAAGCAGAAGAGTAGTCGGTTTATATTCTTTCTCTAAAAAGTTCAAAGATGAATCGCCAAAGAAAAAGCCGACTACCGGAAAAAATACGGTAGATGTGCCAACCGAAAAGCCAGTCGAAAAGAAAGGAGATACGCCAGCCGATGCGCCAACCAATATGGGAACCAATCAGCCAGCCGATGCGCCAGACTATATTAAAACTAAAACAGAAACTAAACTAAAAGAACTCTCTCTATCTCTCGATGAGCTTTCTTTTGTCTCTTTTGAGTTTTTAGATGTCTTTCTGTTGTGGCTGGAATACAAAAAAGAACGAAGAGAAAAATATAAATCTGATCGGTCTGTTAAGGCGTGCTATGACAAGTTAGTCAAACTAAGCGGAAATGATGCGAATGTAGCAAATGAAATCGTTAATCAGTCTATCGCCAACAACTGGGCAGGGCTTTTTGAACTTAAAAATAATTGTAGAAATGGAAACAAGGAGCAAACAAATGATGTCGATCAAGCAACTATTATCATTCGGAAGGCCGACATCTGACCCTGTGCCCGCAAAGGATCGGGCAGAATGGTTTAAAGAGTGTTGCCGTTTTGTATGCAGCAATTTTCAAATAGACAAATCAAACCGAAATGTGATGAATCAAATATTTCTGTACATGGAAAAGGACAGGTCGAAACTGGACCCGGAAAAAGGTATTTTGCTTTGTGGCCCGGTCGGAACCGGAAAATCTACCATTATGCAGATAATGAACCGATACAGATACTTTGTAAGCGGACAGGATAAAGGCGGTTATCCGATGGGAGGTTTCCGTATTGATTCTGCTTCATTCATTGCAAATAGCTTTTCTATGCGAGGCAAGGATGCACTGGAATTGTACACGTACAACAATGGCAGTCCGCGCATGATGTGCTTCGATGAATTAGGGCGTGAACCCATTCCGGCAAAATACTTCGGTACAGAGTTGAATGTAATGCAATATATCTTTCAGTGCCGATACGAGCTCAGGAGAGAAGCCTTAACGCATGCAACAACAAATCTATCAATAAAAGATTTGCAACTTAAATACGGCGCTTATATCGCTGATAGAATTAATGAAATGTTTAATGTGATCGAATTAGGAGGCAGCAGCAGACGATGACACCGATAAAAAGAAATAAGAATCCAGCAGGTGACTTTAAAAAGTCAGTAGTTCGCATAGACCTCGATGACTGGAAGCGGCTCGACGCTATCAGAGCTAAATACAAATTCAAAAGTATCTACGAAATCATGCAATATCTGGTAGGTGCATTTCTGAGAGTCGCCGATCCGGAACACGAAGAAAATGACGATCCCATACCGGACGAAATTACGGAAATGTTCAGCGACTTTGCGCAGGCTGAGAGGCAGTTCAACTACTCAAAGCCGAAACGGGCATTGCCGCAACACGTGAAAGACGAGAAGAACGGACAACTACGATTTAAATTTTAAATAATGATTAAGAAACCAATCAACGCAAATTATTTGCAAGACGTTCCGGAACATCATAAGCCCGTGAACGAACAGAACCGGAGGTATATCGACCGATTCGTTACAGAGAATTACGAACGCTTAAACAGCAAGTTTAAAACAGACGAAAAGATCAATTCAAGCGGATTCGGGGCACTCGACAAGCTGAACGAGACACTTCTAAGGCTTTATACTGATCCAGAATTATGCTTTACGAACTGGCCGGATGCAGAACGGTATATGTCGAGTAAGTTCACTGAAAAAGAACTACGCGTCCCGGTTCGGAAACCAAAGAGAGGGGATGAAGTGGAGAATTAATTTAAAACAAATAAGAAATGAAGAAATTAAAACGTCTGCAATATGGTGATTTCCTGATAAAAGGCAAAAGCCTTATGGAAGTAATGATAGAGAATAAATCTTACAGAAGATATATCAACCATTTAGGGAGATTATCCAAAAATGTATTACCCTTTTAGCTATAAAAGAAAGGAATCAAACATGAAAGTAGGAGAATATTCATATTCTATACACGGACGAAATTACAGAATATGCGTGTGTGATTATTCAGACGGGAAAACACAAATATCAAGTCCCGTTCGTAACGAACCGCTTTACATCGACCGAGAAGAAGCCCGGAAACGTGTATACGAGTTGAACGGCTGGAAGTATAAACCTAAAATGACAAAGCATGAATAAAGCAGAACATTACATTCAACAGGCCACAATGGAACGGGTTCGTTCGCGTGACCAGATTCGAATAGTCGCAACAGAGGCTATTCGAATACAGCGAGAAGAAACGATAGCAAATGCAGTCACAGTATTTAAACAGATGTGCCCGTCAAGAGTAAGCAAGGGTTGTGCGAATGTGACTCACAAGAAAGAAGCTCAGTCAACCCGATGCGATGGGAATTGTAAGCGCATCAAGTATTTACTTGCTGGTATGAATAAGCTGGAATGAAGTATTTAATTAAACGGATTCAATGCGTATCGGGCGAAGTAACCGATACGCATTATGTGAACATTGAAACAAATAATATTGAAGCTACCAGAAAGGAACTGCACGAATGCTATCAATGCGATAGGATATTATTTAGTTATGAACAAATAAATAAAACACAATGAGCAGAAACCCGCATTACATTAAGATGATCAACTCGCAGCGCTGGAAGAATCTACGTTGCGATAAGCTTAGAACTAATCCGGTTTGCGAAGTATGCGAGGCAAACGGACTGAGTACACTTGCAACCGAAGTACACCACAAAACCCCGGTTGAATCCGTTCCGCATGAACTCGGGATGAAACACCTTATGTTTGACCGAACGAACTTACAGAGCCTTTGCCATGCGTGCCACTCTGAGATACATAGACGCGCGTTTAGCCATTCGAAAGAAGCAATTCAGGCAAACAACAGACGGGCAACAGAGCGTTTTGCGGATAAGTTTCTTTAATTAGATGGGCAGTCACAAAACAATAAACTGCATCTACAAAATTATCCGTGTGATCTAAATAATATTATTGTGAAAGATTATAGTGTTTCATACATTTGCTGTTGTGAGCTTACAAAACAAATATAGGCGAATCCCGAAAAGCCTTAGATAGAGTAGGAAAATAAAAGAAACAATATGGCAGAAAATCAAAAAAAAATAGCTGATTGGTTGCTGCAAGAATCAAAACAACCAAGATACACTTATAAATGGAGTAGTAATTTAAATAACAATTCTCTTTATTATTGGGCTACGGATACTAATGCCCCTAATATATTAACGACGCAAACTCTAACATTAGCATGCTTTGAACTTCCTCTTTGTGCTGCTGCAATTATGGGTATATTTAGCAAAGAAAATATAAAAGACATTTACAATCGCAAATTTAAAGAAAATAAGAGTTGGCATAATATTTTAAATGGCAATAAAATATTTTCTCCTTCTCAATTTAATTGGCAAAATGAGACTTTTGAAATTCCATATGGTAGCATTGTCTCTTTTAATGAGGATGAACATATTGCCATAGCGGTAGGAAGAGATGATTTGTCAAAAGAAAACAAGATTGTTAATCTATGGGGGGAAGAAAAGAAAGGCACTTCTTATATGGGCGTTGATTCAATTAAAACAATAGCTTTCTTGTTATCTAATAATGGTAAGAGAAATGTCGTCGTACGTTATTCTGATACAATTTGGTAATCAAATTAATTAATAGTACTCTCTTTCTCGCCTTCCTCTATTTTAGAGGGGGGCGTTTTTTTTTGAGGGCGACAGACCGCTCAAACCCACTCCCACCAGTTTTTACACGCGCGGAGAATTTTCAAAACGAGGGGGTATCCGTTGGGGGTGACATTTTCCGTTACAATCTACGAGCTACCAAATACTTACTTAAAAAACATACGTGTAAAAAGCGCGTAAAAACATGGCAACTTTAGACGACATAACAGAAAAAATCCGTTCCGCAATGGAAGCACAAGGCACATACACCCCTGAACTTGATTTGTGTATAGAGCTTTGTGCCGGGTCTTATATGGCGTTCCGGATTGCTCTATCTGACATCTCAAAAAAGCGGATGAAATCTTTCACTAAAGAGATAACCCGCGAGAATAATGAAAAGCTGGTTGCACATCCGGCTTTTAAAACTCTGTTTGATGCGCTTGAAGCCACTCGCAAACAGTTACGCGAACTTGGTTTGACATTGCAGACCCTTGCATCAGGTGAAGCCGACGAAGTAACCGAATTAATTGACGAAGTAAACAAGGCGGATGACTATGAATAAGGAGGAACTTATACAGCTAAAGACTGCTACCGTTGACGCATTGCGCTCCGTTGATATAAACTCTTATCAGTTAGATAAAGCGGATATCCGGTTAAACACTTATATAGCCGGATGTATAGGCAACCCGGAGGCGCATAACCTTTACGAGTTACTTGCGATCCGTCGTTTCTTTTATCTGCTGGATAAATACGACTTTAGACCCGGTAAGGTCCGCCGCTTTATTGTGTTTTACGAAAAGTTGAAGTTTTCCGGCACTAAGGGGCTGACGCGATATAAGCTAACTCCGGTTCAGGTATTTCAATTCACGAACATACTCGGTTTTTATAGACCAGGGACAAATAAACGCCTGATTCGTGACGCTCTGCTATTTGTCCCTCGTAAATTCAGCAAAACGACAAGTATCGCAAGTTTGGCAGTATTCGACTTGTTGTTTGGCGATGCTAATGCACAAGCATACGTTGCCGCCAATTCCTACAATCAGGCTAAGATATGTTTTGATGAAATCCGCAACATCCTGAAAGCGTTAGACCGGAAGTTGCGACATTTTAAGATTAACAGAGAGATCATAAATAACAAAATAAAGGGCAAAACCTCTTTCGCCCGGTGTTTGGCGTCCAGTCCCGACAAACTGGATGGGCTTAATGCAAGCACGGTGATAGTAGACGAATATTCGCAAGCCGATAGCGCCGCTTTGAAGAACGTTTTAACTTCTTCAATGGGTGCACGGCTCAACCCTTTGACCATCGTAATAACAACCGCCTCAGACAAGCATACAACCCCGTTCACTGAAATGCTTTCAATATATAAAGCCATTCTACGCGGTGAGGCTGAGAACGATTCTATTTTCGCCCACATCTTTGAACCCGACATAGACGATGAAGAAGGTGATCCGGCAACGTGGTATAAAGTACAACCCCACATGGGGATCACGGTTTACGAGGACTTTTACAAGGACGCTTATCAAAAGGCGCTATATAGCGCACCTGACGCATTAGAGTTTCGCACAAAGCTCCTTAACATCTTTGCGGTCAATTCTGAAACGAAATGGATTGAGGCAAGGGAGATCGAGGAACGGTATAAGGCTATCCCTGTAGATAAGATCACAAGTCACCCGCCTACGATGGTAGGAGTTGATTTATCGGTACGTGATGACTTTTCAACTGTAACGTATAATATCTATTCCCCGGATACTAAGTCATTTCATTCCGTTACGGATTACTATTTTCCGGAAGGCGCTTTGCCCGGACACCCTAACCGGGAATTATATGAAGGATGGGTCAAGGCCGGATATTTGAAGCTATGTCCGGGCGAAGTGATTGACTACGAAATGATCGTGAATGATATTTTAGCCCGGGCAAAGTACTTGAAAATTCTCGGAATTGGATATGACCCATATAAGTCGGCTGAGTTCGTAAATCTATTATCCGCATCTACAGGAGATGCGAGCGACTATATTCAGCCCGTAAAGCAAACGTACGGTTCGTTTACAAGTCCGATAGAATCCTTTGAACTTGCATTGCACCGCAATAGAATGACGTTTGATCCGAATCCTATTACTCCGTATTGTTTTGGTAATGCCGTTCTTGACGAGGATAGAAACATGAATAAAAAGCCGATCAAACGAACGCATAATAGTAAGATCGATTCAACGATAACGAATCTTATGACATTTTACCTGTTTAACACTTATACAAATTAAAATATGAAGATTTTCAATATTCTAACAAGACAAATACGTAGTATTTCCGAAGGTTTAGGCAATGGAAGTATTGCCCAAAATCAGGGTAACACAAATGCCAATGTACGTTTAGCCTCCGTTCCGGCTCAACCTGTTAATGTAAATTCGTCCGAAAAAGCAATGCAGCTTGCGGCGGTATACAGATGCGTTTCCATCCTTTCCGGAACAATAGCCTCACTACCTTTGCTGATAGAGCGAAAACAGGACGGATATTTTTCTGTTGATGAACGCCACGAACTATACAAACTGCTTGTGCGCCGCCCGAATTTAAGGCAAAACTCTTATGACCTGATGCAGAATGCGGTTATACAGGTTGTGTTGGCTGGAAATGCCTACGTTTTTATTCGCAGGACATGGGGAGAAATAAGTGAACTTATACTGTGTGCACCTAATACCGTAACTTATGACAAGTTTCGCAATATATATAAGATTTGCGACCCTATCAACAGAATAAACGGAACCTTTGAGGCTGATGATGTTATACATCTTAAAAACAAAAGTCTCGATGGAGGTTACACAGGAGTAAGCACAATCTATTACGGGTCCCGCGTACTCAGCATTGGGGGCAGCGCAGACAATCAAGCACTCCACCTTTTTCAAAATGGAAGCAAGATAAAAGGTATTGTTTCAGGAGCCAAAGAAGGTACTCCGGGAATTGCCGGTATGACTGATACTCAGACATCAAGTGTTGCCGAACGGATCGAGAATGAATTAAATTCCGGCCGGGGTATCGTATCAGTAAGCGGCGACGCTTCTTTTCACCAGCTTTCGATAAATCCGATTGACTCTCAATTGCTGGAACAGATGAAGCACTCTATTTTAGAGATTTGCCGCATGTTCGGCGTACATCCTGATAAGGTCTTTGCCGGACAACCCACAAACTACAAAGCCTCAGAAATGGGACAAGTGTCATTCCTTACTGATACATTACTTCCTATTCTCAAACAGTTTGAGGCGGAACTCAATGTGAAGCTAATTCCTGACAGTGTATCGCATTTGTACCGTATCCGCTACGATATTGATGTTTTGTACCAAACTGATCTCGCAACGCAGATAACCTACATGAAAGGAGGCTACGAACTTGGTATTTTTACCACAAACCATTTGCGGGCAATGAAAGGATTGCCACCCGTTCCCGGTGGTGATACTGTTATGACCGGTTGCAATTTCGCCCCGATTGACAGTCCTAAAATCAGGGGTGAATCTTCCGGGGAAAATAACGAGCTACCAAATAACGAATAAAAAACATATGGTAAAAACGGTATGGAAATTAGAAGTTATACAGATATAGCATCGCCCAAGATTTCGGAAGGCCGGATGATAGAAGGCTTTGCCGCCGTATTCGATCAGGAGAGCAGGCTTAATTTTGACCAGAAAACAAAGCGCTTCTTTATTGAAGTGATCGAGCGCGGTGCCATAACAGACGAGTTAATCCAATCATGTGATATAAGGGCACTGATTGAGCATAACGCACAACGGATGATAGCCCGTTCAAGATATGGAACCGGTTCTCTTTCTTTAATGGTGAATGATTACGGACTCGGATACAAGTTATCCGCTCCTAATACTCCGGATGGCGACTATGCAGTAGAAATGATTTCAAGAGGTGATTTGTACGGTTCATCGTTTGCTTATTCTACAGATGACAAAAAGAACGTCACGTACAAGAAGTCGGACGGGTTACTCTATCGAATCGTTCACAAAATAGATCGAATTTCAGATATTTCGATTGTTGCCAACCCTGCCTATTATGGAACGGACGTCACTTTGCGGAGTTTGGAGGAAATAGACAGTTCACTAACAGACAATTACTACAAAGAACAAATTAATAACTTACGAAAATTTATCTAACAATGAAAAAGGAACTTAACAGAATTGCAGAAATTAAAGAAGAAATGCGCACAATGCTTGATGCGGCAGAAGTCGAAAAAAGATCACTCACCGAGGATGAATCCAAGGCTTTTGCAGCTTTGAAAAATGAAAAAGATTTGCTGCAAATGAAGATCGAGCGCAGAAGTCTCGATACTGAACCGGAAAGAGATCGGGTTACTCCAACAAGAGCATTGTTTCCGCAAGCGGTTTACGATGTGGTATATCATAGATCACTTGATGACTATAATGGGGTTGTCACTGAGGACGGAATCAAAGTAGTTGAACGCGGTTTGACTGTGACCGATACAGCTACCGTTGCTGATATCGTGCCTGTTACAATCGGTGAAATCATTGACCCGCTGGAAAAAGGGCTTATCATTAATAAGCTGGGTATCAAAATGCAAAGCGGGCTTGTAGGGGAGCTTATATTCCCCACTTTACAGGCTATTGAGGCCAGTATTGCGGGTGAAAACGCCGCAATTGGAGATACAAAACTTTCACTCGGAAAAATAAAATCAACTCCTAAGCGTGTGTCTATCTCTGTTCCAGTGTCAAAACGTGCTATCAGTCAGACTAATTACTCGCTTCAAGATGTTGTCTTGAAACAAATTTCACTCGGAAGTGCACGACTTCTGAACAAATGGATGTTTTCAGGTACACAGTTAGAAGGCGCCAGTTCCGGCCCATTCGTTAAAGACGCTTCTGTAACATATACAGACTCCCCGTCTTTTGCTAATGTTGTCGCATTGGAAACGGCGGTTATGGCTGAGGGTGTCGATGTAACCGACGGAACTGCCGCATATGTTTGTACTCCGGCTGTTTATGGACAGCTAAAATCAACTCCGATTGAAAAAGGATCACCTAAAATGATTCTTGAAGATGGCAAGATTAATGGTTATCCGGTACTTGTCACCTCCTACATGGCAACCGATACTATCGGTTTTGGTGTGTTCTCTTATGTTGCCATCGGGCAGTTTGGCGATATTGACTTGGTGATTGACCCCTATACACAGGCCAAAAGCAATATTGTAAACTTCGTTTTAAACTCTGATTATGATATTGTGACTGCACGAAGCGAAGCTTTTGCCATAGCAAAGAAGGCATAACGACAAAACTAAGTATTAATCAAAGGCTGGGGCTTCGGCCTCGGCCTTCTTCATTTTTTTAAGATGAAAGAATACGTAACACTTGAAGAGTTAAAGCAACATCTTAATGTTGATTTCGACAATGACGACACTTATATACAAGGGTTGATCATTCCGGTACAACTCAGTATTGAGGCTTATCTTAATGCCCCGATTGAATCGTTCGTTAAAGACGACCGGATAGACCCGCGAATCTGGCACGCCATCCGCATTATAGCTGCAAACTATTATGCGAACCGTGAAGATATAACTTTCGCATCGCCTAATATCATTCCGGGTCATATTGCCTTCTTACTTCAACCCTTAAAACGATATACATAATGCAAGCGGGACTATTGACAGAAATTATAAGTTTTCTACATTCTCAGGCGATTCGCGACGCTTTGGGCGGTACGTCTGAGAGATGGACGGAAGCTTTCAAAAAGCGTGCGTGTGTCCGATATAAATCCGGTGCGCGCAAAGAGATAAACGGCGAGGTACTCAACACTCACACCGTCACGATCATGGTACGTTACAGCAAAGATATAAGCGAAAAAATGCGCATTGTCTACGAGGGACGTAAATACAAAATAGCCTTCATCCATCCGGATAGAAAGGCACACTCTATAACCATCGAAGCAGAATTAATCAATGAGTAATATCGTACAAGCATCTTACCGGGTTGAGGTTGACGCCTCTAAGGTTAATGCGTTACTGGCCGCACTGAATGACAAGGAGGCAAAGAAGGCTATTAAATCCGGACTCCGTAAATCTGCAAGTATCATTCGAAAGCAAGCGCAAAAAAATTGGGTTGCATCTGTTCCTGGTGGGGCTGGATTGAAAAAAGAAATAAATATTGCAGTTTACCGTAATGCGTCCGGCGCACGAGTTGACTTACTCGACAAACGGCGGAAAGGTTCAAAACAGTTTGTTTTGAAATTCTTCGAAAGCGGTACGAAAGAACGAGCTACCAATAGAGGGGCAAACAGAGGTATTATAGAGGCTACTCACTTCTTTAAAAGCGCAGTAGACTCTAAAAAAAGTGAGGCTGAGAACTCACTGGAAAGAAACATTTTGGATTCAATACAAAAAGTAATAGATAAAAAGAAATGAGCTTATCAATCAGCAAACATACATTCTCAAAACTCAGTGAGTCGGAAAGTTTAACGCAACTTGTCGGGGATAGGATTTATCCTATTTCTACTAAAAACGCTACTTCTTTCCCGTTCGTTTTGTATAAGCGTAGTGCACTTACGCCAGCTTATACAAAGGATAGATATGCCAGCGGGGATAGTGTCACTATTGAGGTTATTGCCGCCAGCGATAACTATTCAAATTCAGTCGAGGTTATTGAGGCGGCACGCAAAGCGCTTGAAGGGAAGCGGGGTAAATACGACGATTTCAAAGTAACAGGCGCTAAACTTATCGCCGCCGATGAAGATTTCATTGAAGAAACTTTCATCCAGCGACTTACATTTGAAATTGAGACGGATTCAGTAGAGTAACTAACATTTAAATATTGAAAACAATGAAAGCAAATGCAGTATTAGGAAAAGATTTCATGCTATTTGTCGGCGGAAAGGCGTTGGCATTGGCTACATCCTGTAAATTGTCAATTTCGGCCGAAACGATTGACACGCAAAGTAAAGATTCCGGTATTTGGACGGAAAAGGACATTAAAAAATTGTCTTGGAACGGTTCAAGTGAAAACCTGTTCAGTGCAGACGATAAAGTAAACGGCTATGATGTCCTTTTGGACTTAATGTTAAAACGCAAGCCTATTGAAGCAAAATTCGGTATTCCGGCAAACGCGGATTCAGATGAAGGTCCCTCTTCCGGTTGGGCTCTTCCAGCCGCATCTTACTCCGGTAATGTTTTGATTACAAATCTGGAATTAAACGCACCCGATGGCGATAAAGCAACTTTTTCCGCTACATTCGAAGGCACGGGAAAACTTAGCCCCAGAGTATCCGGAGATGGAGGTATAGTAGATGATCCGACCGCGTAAATGATGAAAGGGCGGAAAGCCCGCCTTTTCTTTTTTCCAACAAATAAACTTATCATAAATGAAAACGATCACTATCAAAAAACAGAAGTACATTTTAAAATATACATTGCGCGCCTTCTTTATCTTCGAAAATCTCACCGGAAGGCAGTTTGCATTCGGCCGGATGTTGGATGAATACCTACTGTTTTACTCTATTCTTCTGGCAAACAACAAAGATACATTCTTAATGCCTTTTGATGAATTTATAGAGGCGTGCGAGTCTGATCCGGCTCTGTTTCTCTCTTTCAAAGAGTTCTTCGTAAAAGAGATTGAACTACTTGAACAGGCAGCAGA